ATGCGAGTGCGTCGGTCGTTGGCTCCGGCTCTTTTGCTTTGCCCGGACGATGGAGGTGATAGCCCATGGCGGTGCAAAGCTTTAGCTACGGCAGCGACAACACGAGGTGGCGCAAGCTGCGCGAGCGTGCGCTTCGGCGCGACGGCTACCTTTGCCGGGAGTGCCGACGGTACGGTCGGCACGTTGAGGCCACCACAGCGCATCATGCGTGGCCGGTGGAAGACTGGCCGGAGCTGGCTTGGAGTCTGGGCAACCTTGTGAGCCTATGCGATGCCTGCCATGAGCGCATGCATGAGCGTGGGACGCGCCGGCTGACGGCGCTGGGCGAGTCCTGGCGGCGGAAAACAAGCCCCCCACCCCCTCCCCCCTGACAAAGTGGGGAGCTCACAGCTGGGCGGGGAACTCCGCGCACACGCAGCGGAAAAATTTCGGCGGGAAAAATCCCTGGAATGGGCCGAAAATCGGGAAATCCAAAATAATCAAAGAGCGCGCGACGCGGACGCAATGTGCGGAGGCACCGCGCGGACGGACACACGGAGGCGATGGGCATGGCCACCAAGGAGGATAAGTACATCGAGCAACTCAAGGATCTTGGCGTCTGGGCCGAGGCGTTTTATCCGGCGGTGCATCAGCTCTGCACTCTGGAGCGTGAGCTCTCCCGTGTGCAGAAGGCGTGGAAGGCCACGCAGCCGGACGGTGAGAAGCATCCGGACTTTGCCCATGAGCTTTACGCCGTCATTACCCAACTGCGCCGGGATATCCGCGCCAGTCGGGACGAGCTGGGGCTGACGCCCAAGGCGCTGAGGCGGCTGCGGGGGCAGAATGTGCCCATGTCGGGCGCGGAGGCCCCGGCCGGGAACGGCAACGCCGCTTTCGCCGAGCTGCTGGACACGATAAAGGACGCAACACGGTATGGCTAAACACGAAGAGATCGTCCGCCGCTACGCGGTGGAGACCGCGGAGAGCCCGCTGGCCTGCGAGGACGTCCGGGCCGCCTGTCGCCGGTACCTCCGGGACCGGGAAGAGGGCCGCTTTGACTTTGACCCCGCTATGGCGGAATTTGTCATCACCGCCATCGAGACGCTCTTCTGCCATCAGCAGGGCGAGAGCCTCCACGGTGAGCCCCTGCGCGGCCGTCCGCTGGCGCTGGAGCCTTTCCAGATGTTCATCATCTACAACCTCTGCGGCTTTTACATGCCCGGCACCATCATCCGCCGCTATCAGGAGGCCCTGTTGATGCTGGCTCGCAAGAACGGCAAGACGCCCTTTGCCACGGCGCTCTGCTGGGCGGTTGGCCTTTGGTACTCCAAGAGCTTTTCCAAGGTCAAAACTGTGGCCGGCTCGCTAAAGCAAAATATGGAGGGCTTCGGCTTTTTGAGCTATAACCTCCACCGGCTGGGCCTGACGGTTAACGAGGACCCGGCCCACGGTCTCCGGGTGCTGGACAGTTCTCTGGGCCACAGCTTTTCCGGTGCCATCTGGGACGGGGCAATCAGTTTTGAGGCGCTGGCCTTTAAGCCGGACATCTTTGACGCATTTAATGGCAACATCGTCCATCTGGACGAGCTGGAGCTCTATAAAAACGCCATCCCCTACGGCCGTCTGAAGGACTCCACCAAGGCCTACGGCAATAAACTGATAATTGCCACCAGCACCGCCGGCGACAATGGCCTGGGCTTTTGCGCCCAAAGGATGAGCTACTGCTCCAAGGTAGTGCGCGGCGAGATCACCGGCGCGGACGCCGACAGAGTCTTTGCCTTTATTGCCCGGGCCGATCCCGACCCGGAGACCGGCGAGGTGGACTACCTTAGCCCGGTGGCCTGGCAGCAGGCCAATCCCAACTACGGCGTCACCATCCGGGCCGCCGACATGGAGGCCGCAGCGCTGCAGGCCAAAAACGACCCGCAGATGCGCAAGGAATTTCTGACGCGCTCGCTGAACGTGTTCATCAGCTCCATGGACGCCTACTTCGATGTGGAGAAATTCCGGGCCTCCGACCTGCGCTACAACTGGAGCCCGGCCGAGCTGGCCAAGCTGGTGAAAAACTGGTACGGCGGCGCGGATCTTTCCAAACTCCACGACCTGACCGCCGCCTGCCTCGTGGGCGAGATCCCGGCAAAGCTGGCCGCCACCGAGTCCTGGACGCCCCCGGAGGATGTGCTGGTGATCATCCCTCACTGTTGGTTCCCGGTAACGGCAGCGGCCGCCAAGGCCAACGATGACCAGATACCGCTCTTCGGCTGGAAAGATGACGGCTGGCTGGATATGCCAAACACCGACTCCATGGATCCCACCGAGCCGGTAAAGCAGTTTAAGAAGTGGAAGGCTCAGGGCTTCCACATCCGCAAGGTGGGCCACGACCGAAAATTCGCGCGAAAATACTTTGAAGCCATGAAGAAGGCGGGCTTTACCGTGGTGGATCAGCCGCAGCTTTACATGGCCAAGAGCGAGGGCTTTCGTTATATCGAGCACAAGGCCCTTATTGGCTGCCTCTACTATCTGCATGCTGAGCCCTACGAATACTGCGTAGGCAATGTCATGGCGTCGGAGAAGGTAGACGACGCCATCCAGTACGAGAAAATCAACGACACCGCCCGCATCGACGTGTTCGACGCATCGGTGTTTGCCACCATACGCATGCTGACAGACAGCGAAAAACTGAAGGCTGCGGCTGCGTGGCTTGGAACAGACAAAGAGGAGGATTAAGCCCATGGGATTTTTTAAGCGACGCAGCCGCGCAGACCCTGTTACTGCGTTTTACGCCAGTGAGGGCTGCGCGCCTGTCGGCTACACCCGGCTGCTGGACGCGCCGGAAGTGGGTGCCTGCGTCGACCGCATCACGGCTATTATATCAAGCGCCACTATCGCGCTGATGGAAAACACCCGCAAGGGCGACAAGCGTGTGCGCGACGCATTGAGCCGCTTTATTGACGTAACGCCATGGGAGCCCATGAGCACCCGCAGTGCGTGGATGAGCTGGATCGTAGCGACACTCCTTACTGTCGGCGATGGTAATGCGCTTTGTCTGCCGCATTTTTCCGTTGTGGACGGCCAGCGGCTTATAAGCGGGCTTGAGCCCATGCCCGGAGCGTCTCTTACCCGAGACGAAGATCACTTCTACAACGCCACGTGGCAGTCAAGAATTTACCGCCCGGACGAAGTCGTCCATTTCCGGCTGTTTGCCGATCTGGATGAGCCGTGGAGAGGCCGAGGCTACAGAGTGCGCGCCTCACAGGTGGCAGCCAGCCTCAAGAACACAGGCCAGCTGAAGGAGTCGCTTTCGTCTCCTGACTACAAGCCCCCCTTTGTAGTCACAGTCAGCAGCGACTTTGACCTGAAAGACCCGGAATCCCGCGAGGAATTCCGAAAAGGCTTTCTTGAGAATAACGAGCCCGGCAAGCCCTGGGTGGTGCCTTCGGATTTGCTAAAGGTTGAGCAGCTCAAGCCTTTGACACTGGCTGAGCTCGCTATCGCGGACACCATCGAGCTGGACAAGCGGACGGTGGCCTCTATCTTCGGCGTGCCACCTTTCCTGCTTGGTCTGGGTTCGTATAACGAGCAGGAGTACAACGCATTCATTCGTACAGTGGTTTTGCCGATCTGCAAGTCTATTGAGCAAGAGCTCAGCAGCAAGCTGCTGATAAGCCCAAGCCGGTACTTCAAATTTAATCGCCGGCATCTGTACGCCTACGACATGAAGACCCTGGTGGACATCGACTTGGCAATGGCAGACCGCGGCTACGTCAACGGCGACGAAGTGCGCGAGGATTCCTTCCGTGAGCCTGCCGGCTTGACCGAGTTTAAGATCCTTGAAAACTACATCCCCTACGACCAGTCGGGGAACCAGCAGAAGCTCGTGCCCAGGGCGGGCACCGAAAAGGAGGACGCAAAAAATGAAGAATGATATTCTCCACCGGGCCCGCCGGGCGGACTTTTCCACAAGGGCTGTGGAAAACAGCGACGAGATGATCCTCGAGGGCTATTTCGTCGTTTTTGACCAGCCTTACTACATCGATGACTGGGGCGAGGAGATCGTCGCCCGGGGCGCTTTCGACGGCTGCGATATGTCGGACGTCCGCGCTCTCATCGACCACAGGCCTGAGCTTGTGCTGGGCCGCTCCATTGCAGACACGCTCTCGCTGAGCATTGACGATACCGGCCTTTTCGCCTCCATAAGAGTCAACAGCCGCGACACTGACGCCGTTAACCTATACGCCCGCGTCCAGCGGGGCGACGTCAATCAGGCTTCCTTCGGCTTTGATGAGGGCGAGGTGACCTACACTGATCTGCCGGACGGACGCGTCCGCCGTACAATCAATCAGGTGTCCAAGCTCTACGAGGTCAGCGTGTGCACGTTCCCGGCCTACGAGCAGACCTATGTGTCCGCCCGCAGCGCGGCAGCCGAGGACGTCAAAAACGCAATCGACACCAGACGCCGCGAAAAACTGAAAAGGAGATTTAGACATGGCACTTAAAACAATCATGCTGCAGAAAAAGCGCAGCCAGCTCGCCGCTCAGATGAAGACTCTCAGCACCCGCCGCCGTCAGCTCATGAACGACGAAAAGACCCTCCAGAAGAGAGCCGAGACCGAGGAGATCACCACCGACCTTGAACAGGAAGTGGAGCAGAACGCCGAGGACCTCGCCGCAGTCGAGACCGAGATCGCCGACCTGCAGGAGCAGATCGACGCCATCGACGAGGAGCTTGCCGCCATCGAAGGTGGCGCACCTGCCGATGAGCCTGCCGACACCGCCGCCCGCAGCCGCGGTACCGCCGCCAATACCCGCAGCGCCCAGCGCACTGTCACCCCGGAGTCCGGCAGCTTCCGCAGTCGCTCCAAGTGCTTCGCCTCCCGCGCCGCCCGCGACAGCTTTTATCAGCGCAGCGAGGTCAAGGACTTCCTGGGCCGCGTCCGTGAGATGGGAGGCAGCGGCAAGCGCAGCGTCAAGGGCGCGGATCTCACCATCCCCGACGTAATGCTCGAAATGCTCCGCGACAACGTGGACAAGACCTCCAAGCTCATCACCAAGGTGCGCCTCCGTTCCGTCAGCGGCACCGCCCGCCAGAACATCATGGGCCGCGTACCCGAGGGCGTCTGGATGGAGATGTGCGGCAAGCTCAACGAGCTTGAGTTTGGCTTCAGCCAGATCGAGGTGGACGGCTACAAAGTCGGCGGCTTTATTCCCATCTGCAACGCCCTGCTGGCCGACTCCGACGTCAACCTGGGCGAGGAGATCATGGGCATGCTGCTGGCCGCCATCGGCTACGCCCTTGACAAGGCCATTGTCTACGGCAAGGGCCGCAGCGGCAAGATGCCCGTTGGCATCGTTACCCGCCTGGCCCAGACCCAGAAGCCCGAATACTGGACCGACAACCAGGGCGAGT